CGGTGGCGAAAGCGGAGGCAGCACCCAAATGACAGACACAGAATTCGTGCGCCGCATCTACGGAATGAAAGAAGACGATTGGTTCACTTGTGACAAGTGTCGCGAACCCAAAGCCGATGTGCGGTGGATACCCGCAATACAAAATGGCCTGTGCCTCTCATGCTGGCCTAAGAAGGCCCCTAAACGGAAACTAAAACCATGATCTACCACACGGCCCCTCCTGAATACTGGACAGAGGCACCCCACACGGAGCGGCCCGAAGACAGTGAAGCGGTGGCCTACCCGCAAACCAGAACCATCAGGCACAACGGCGCACCACTTGAGATTCCCGGACTATCGCGGATCGGGCAGTGTTACGGTTGCGGACGGAAGGTTGATTACTGGATGCAGCAGGAGCATGGCGGCTGTACGACGTGCATTCGGAAGGCAGAAGCGAAGAGGCAAGCGGTATGAACCAGTTTTACCCACATGTAAGCCCAGACAGCAAATACGAACCCTGCACGGTCAACCGAATGGAAAGCACTGTAAAGATGGTTACTGCAAGGCCGTGGGCTGCTCAGTTTATCCTTGACTGCGAGATACGCCTTGCGATGCTGGCTAACGGACAATCCTACTGCAAGGATGAGATGCGGGTGCCGGAGGTGAGTGTTAGATGACATTCAACGTTACGCAAGAGCATATCGACAGAGGCACTAGAGGAAACTGTAGTCTATGCCCTATCGCGCTGTCCATTATCCAGACATTGAGATGCAAAGACGTGGCAGTGGATCCGGATGGGATTGATATTTACTTTCACAACGGCGAAGCGCCTTCCTTCGCGCTTCCTAACGGGTGCGCCGCGTTTATGGACCGTTTTGATGGATGCGAAACAGTCAAGCCGTTCTCATTCGAGTTACCGCTATGACCACCATCAACCCGCCGCCCTGCCCCAACCCCGCCTGCCGTAGCGACGACACCGAGCCCTGCCACTTGCCAGCTGGCAAGTCAGGCAGCGCGGGGTGTGATACGGAGTTCTGGATGTGTAATGAGTGCCGGTGGCGTTTTGGTGGGGATTACGGGGACCGGGGTGAGCGAGACCCGGAGTATGGAGATTAACCATGAAAACGATTGAAGAACAAGCATTCTGCGCCATGCTTGACGGCGACTTTGAAGCAGCTAGAGAGGCATTGGAGAAGCTATTGCCTGGTGAACTGAGCACCGTAATCCGTGCCTGCACCAACCTAAAACAACTCGCATGGGAAGCGCAAGCAGAGGCAGAAAACAAATGAGCGAAGACCTGAATACCGCCGTTATCAAAGCGATGAGAGTAGATAGGTTCTCCAACGTAAGTCAGGCCGCGATCGACCATATGGTTGAAGCAGCACAGGAGTGGCTCGATGCACAGGTTCAACCCGACGACGATCTGTTCAAAACACTCTCTAACGCGGTGAACAACTTCGCGAGCAGACATAAGTACGAGCCTGTATATATCGGTCCTGTTGGCGAGTACCACAGGCCACTAATATCTACTCTATGGCACGCGGTAACTCTGCACGAGGCACGGCGGGACTGCGATTCCCATAAACCCACGCCCGACTCCAACCTCCCCTACGGTATCCGCCCAGACGGGCCGGAGACGGGGCCGGACCCGGACGGGATAGCGGAGCGGTTGGCGGCACAGGGTGTGACACTATCACCTCCATCGCTTGAAGGTGAGTGGCCGACGCCCACGTTGCGGGACCGGTTCGCCATGGCCGCCATGATGTCTGTTAGACCTGTATTTGACTCGAACGAGAACGGAGTCATTCAAAGCGCACCAAAGGAAGTTGCTCGGTATTGCTACCAGTACGCTAACGCCATGATGGCGGAGCGGGAACGGAGCCAGCCCCATGGTGACTGAATACACCTTCTTGCAATCTTACGTGATTGTCGTGGTTGAGCGTACAGAGGACTGCATAGCCTATCAGCAAGGGCATCCAGAAAAGTGGGAGCGAGGGAACACCCACTCGGACGCGATAGGGCAGTTGATTATTACGCTGTCCACAAAGAACCCTAAAGACTAACACCGAATCCCACCTTTCCCGCCCACAGGCCTAATTAGGCAGCGCACGGGTGCGGCAGGTGAGATAGTCGCCGGGTGAAGCTAACTAGCCCCGGCGCACCCTTTTGAAGAGGAGATGACATGACACAAGAACAGCTTAGTCAGCTTGCAGAGCGACTAGACGGCACCCAGCAGAACGTATACCGCCTTACCGAACAACTGTTCAATGTTGAGGTTGGCGAGGAAGTGTTCACAGAGTTGCATGAAAAGTGCAGCCTCTTCAAGTGCGAGGAGTGTGATACCTGGAAACGCACTGGTGAGGAATCCGAATTCCGAGAAGACTGCTGTATTGAGTGTGAAGACGGCGACTAACAACTGGGGCTTTTTGGTGGAGCGGCCTCACACGCGGCCAGCTGCACCACAAGACTTGGCTTGACCGGAGTCAGCTATCTTGAACGCGGCGACGGAGTCTAGGACAGCCCTAGACCGGTCAAGCCAAGACCTATTTCCATTTTGGAAACCACTCGCAAAAGGAGACGGCAATGACGACTGAAGTCACAGAAGATGCAAGGATTGACGAAAGCAAGCTGGTTAACGGGAAGTTCTACCCGATGTGGCAGGACTTCGTGGACAAGCAGGGCCGCTTCAAGGGATGGCTTCTTCTTGACGAGGATGACAGCTTCGAGCCATGTGTTTCAACGTTCGTAGTCGGCATCTCGCTTCGTCCGAATGGTGAAACGTCGGCGTTCTTCGAGATTGAGGGCGAGGACTACGGATGTGGTGCTGATGTGTCACACCTCGGAATGAACGCCGCTGAAGGTGGAGGCTTCCGGTTCTACGGCTACGGCGGCCACACATGGACAATGACCCCTGCGATAAATGAGGACCACCACCCATGAACCCAGCCTTGGATGACCGCGACGAGCACGACGAATACGAGGCCGACCTAACCGTAGGCGAAGCGTTTATGTGCTTCGTGCTCCTGCGACCATTTGAGACGCTGTGCGGAGTTGTCGCGGCCTGTAGCGCGGCGTACGTGGTGTTTGCGGTGTGTATGGGCTGGAGGCCGTTCTGATGAGGATATTCGACAAGGGTATGAATGCCGAGGACATGCGGGCGCAGGTCAAGGACCTTGGGCTATACGGTCCGGCCCGCTACCGACTGCCCTGGGAGCCGGTGGTTGTGGAGGAGCCGCGTTTCACGGTTGCGGATGCTTGCTTGTATGTGGGCGTGACGTTTGTGGCGTTGATGTTGGTTACGGGGCTGGGGCGATGACTAAAGCCTACTGCCCGTTCTGCGGGTGCTTAACTCTCAAGACGGAGCAAATCCTAAGTACGGATGGCGAATGGGCGTACTCGGTACGGTGCGTCAATCCTAAATGCGCCGCAATCGGACCATTCAGGGAAACCGCAGTTGAAGCAGTTACCGCATGGAACACAAGAATACAGATATGACCGGTCAATACAATCTGGTTATCCAGCAGATAGCCTTCGACAATCGCGACTTTACACAACGCGAGTGCGAACTGTATCACCTGTTCCTTTCGGCATGCCGCCTACCATCCGCAACGTTCAGGGCGGTGCTGCTGCCCGGCTACCGAATCATGGGCTGGGAGTGGGCCGAGCAGGTAGTGAGAGCGTGGAGGAAGCCGTGACAGTGCTTGAAGCACCAGCCGTGCCGCGTGAGTTCGGCGTCATTCTTGCCGATCCGCCGTGGAACTATGGTCCGCCTGATTCGGGAGGACGCAACCCTGCCAACCATTACGAGTGTATGCACATGGAAGACATCCTGAACCTTCAGGTCGAGCCCATTGCGGCCAAAGACTCCATCTGCCTGCTCTGGTGTACATGGCCGATGCTCAGATACGGAATCCTTTGCCTGCGTTCATGGGGCTTCGAGTACAAGACCGGTTACCCGTGGGTAAAGATGGGCAAGAGTGGGGCCGTGCAGATCGGTACTGGTTACCATGCCCGCGCCTGCTCTGAGCCGCTTCTCATAGGCACGAGAGGTAATCCGCCCGTAGCGTTGCCAGCAGACCGGCCTACCGGCGTTGTCTGGGATGATGGCGGTGAAGGCGTTTTGTTGAACGGGCGCGGCGCACACAGCGCGAAACCTGAAACACAGTACCGAATTGCCGAGAAATACGAAGGCCCGTACCTCTCACTGTTTGACCGGCCTTGGTGGGGAATGCTGGAGCCGCCCGCAGGCTGGACGTTCGTAGGCAACGAGTGCACAGGCCGCGACGTGCGGGAAGACTTGGACCGCTTGAGGCAAGGAACGTTCGGAGAATGACACACACCGAGGCCCTTGCAATAGGCCGCGCTGTCCAACAGCATCCTTACCACGGCAAGTCGCTTGCTGAGAGGATAGCCGATGAACTCATCAAAGCGTACAACGCAGGGCTGCAAGCCGGGGCTGATGCCTGCCCGCCGCCAAGCTGACCCTGTGCGTGTGCGGTGGGAGCCGGGTGGACGCCTGGTTGTTCCCAGCCGAACGCATGAGGGCCGCGAGTACGTGACTGACGTAGACGGCGGCTGTAGTTGCCCGCGCGGGTATCAATCCTGCTGGCATAAGACGCACCGTAAAACGCTGCTGGATAACGCGGTGAAGGCTCTGGCCGATGCAGGCATACCCGGCAAGCAGATTACCGCAATTCTGAGCTGCTGGTTCATGGAGATTAGAGACGATGGCTGAACAATGTGGTGGGTGCGGGACAACCGAGCGCCTGATTATGGAGAATGGCGGCTGTGCTGATTGCAACGCTGAACTTGAGCGCGAAGAGAAGGCAAACAGCGACAAGATTACCGCCTTCAATATGCTGGAAGTAGCAGACAACAAGCAAGGCGGATGGAGCCTAAGCGGTATATCGTTTGATTCCCGATCGGGGCTGTTCAAGGCGACCATGAAGCGGCAGCCACCACAGAAGGGACCGCGCAAGCCCGGTAAGCGCCGGTTTGCTTTGGAATACGAGAGCGGATACGGAAGCACCAGAGAGCGGGCTGTAATCAAAGTTTGCGAGGCCATTGCTGAGGATGAAGGCGAGGCCGAAATCCCTGTAGATTGGGAGGAGTAACAAATGAACAAAAGCGACACGATAGACAAGCTCGCCGCCGCGCTGTGCCTCGCGCAGTCACAGTTTAACGAGGCCATCAAGTCAAAGGTCAACCCACACCTGAAAAGCAAGTATGCGGACCTGGGTTCGGTTTGGGACGCGGCCAAGCCAGCACTCACAGCGAACGGGCTGTCAGTCACCCAGCTATTCGTACCCAGCGAGCAGGGTTACCTTGCGCTGGAAACGGTCCTGCTCCACACCAGCGGGCAGTACATTACCGGAATTCTCACCATGCCGTTACAGAAGGCCGATCCGCAGGGTTACGGGGCCGCGGCGACCTATGCAAGAAGGTACGCGCTATCGGCAATCCTCGGTATCTGTGCGGACGACGATGACGATGGTCATTCCGCTTCACAACCCAGCCGCGCACCTGTCCGGCAGCAAGTGAACCCGGGCGCACCCGTCACCAAGCAGGAGGCCGCCGTATCCATCGGTATGCCGCCGAATGATGACGGCCCCCGCTGCCCATCATGCTATGCGCCGGCGGGCAAACCTCATACCCGCGCTTGCAAGGCCGTGCCTGTTCCTGCCTAAAGGAGTGCAAAGTGAAGATACCTGAGAAGTGCGCCTGCGTTCATCCAGACGCTGAGAGATGCCTTCAAAGTCGTTACGCAGGGTTCTACCATGATGAGGATGCTCGCAGTTATATGGATGAAAAGTGTGAGTGTAGCTGCCACATGAAAGACGAAGACGGTTTTGACGAATGGGATGACAAAGAACGCACAGACTTGCCAGAGTGAGGCGAGAGGGTGGCACCCTGTAAAGCCTACGTACCCATTAGAGGCCGGGGGCTAAGTCGGTTCGGCTTACCGGCCCTTATTTTAGTGAATCGCGCGCGATTACCATATCAAAATAGCCTGTTTCAAGTTGAAAAATGTCGTACAGAAAGGAGGAAAATGAGGGCCATTTGTGCAATAATATAGGCATAGCCGCCAAGCTAAAGACCATGGAAGTTGATAACGGATTTGCCTGTAGAATTGCCCTAAATGGGTCGTTCAAGGTAAGATAACACCCGGACTCGTTCCACGACTTCTTTGGTCAAGCTTGGCGGCTGACAAAAGAACTGTGGAGCGGGTCCTTTTCACGTCTATGGCATACGGAACAAAAATTCAGGTGGTTTGTGCTAACTGCGGGGCGACTATTGAGAAGGTCCTAGGTTGTGTCAACCGCGCCAACAAAGAGGGCAGGCGGCTATTTTGCAACCGCACATGCTCATCTGCTACCCACAAATCCGACCACCGAACGCCTGAACAAAAGAAGGCTGACAAGGCCGCTTACGATGAGCGTTACCGGCAAAAACAAGCCGACATCCTAAAGGCTAAAAAAGCCGCCTATTACCAGAAAACGCGCAACCCTGAGAAGGAGCGGGAGAAGCGTAAAGAGCGCATGCCGCTCCACGTAGAGTACTGCCGCAAGCCTGAATACCGCAAGAAAAAGCACTCTTACGACATTCAAAGACAAAGCGCAATGTATGGAGAATTCGCGGAGGCTCACAGACTGCTAGTGGAGCTTGAGCGCGAGATTATCAAATCGACGCCCGATAAATACGAGCGTCTCAAACAGAGGGGATACTTCGAGGTTCAAAATGAAAAACGAAAACTCAAGCGTGCAGAGCAGCGAATCCGAGACGCCGGTAGAGCTTAACGCGATCAATCTTAAAGCCGCGTTGTGGGACACTCTCAAGCAGGTTCGGGCGGGAACAATGACGCCCGGTAGTGCCGATGCAGTGGCTTCACAGGCTCGTGAGATTCTGCGCACGGTCCGCACTCAATGCACTATATTTTCACAGGCAAGCCAGTCCGTTTCGTCCGAGTTGATCGACTTCGCTAAACCGAAAGAGTAAGTGAGTGGCGGGTAGGTTTTGGTGTGATAACAGCGACGTTGACTTGATTAAGGAAGTGGGGCCGTTCGCTTACGGACTCCTAACCTACCTACGCCGCCTTGCACGTGGTACCAGCGGCCATATTGACCCGCGAGAGACGACAAACAGGGCCATTGGTGAGGTTTTAGGATACTCCGCAGAGGCCATTTCAGAGGCGTCAAAACGGCTGGAAACAGCGGGCAGAATCAGGGTCCATAGGACGGCTGGAAAGCCGACAATCTACTGTATTTTGACCCCTGAACCTACCGGTTTGAGCGGAGGGTACCTACCGGTTTCAGCGGATACACCTACCGTTAATAACGGTACCTACCTACCGGTTTCAGCGGAGGGTCCTACCGGTTTGAGCGGAGGGTCTTACACTAATAGGAATCTTAAGGAATTAAAGACTCAGGAAGAAGGGCAGGAAGACGCGCACGCGCTGAAGGGTCGCGGCCCAACTTTTGAAAGAGTGAAATCTTACTTCGAGGCAATAGGCAGAATTGACGAGGCAGAAGAGTTTTATGACACCTTCCAAAGCCGAGGATGGGTCACCTTTGGAAGCAATCCGGTACCCATTGCAGACTATCAGGCCGAAGCCCGCAAATGGGTGCGCCGAGAGAACAGGAAGATTGTCGAGAAACAGTCGTTACCGCCAACAGGAACAAATTCACGCCCAAATATGACGGGAAGTAAAGCCACTCGTGAAGCATTGGCCGAGCTAATGGCAGAACAGGAAGCCAAAGCCGCTCAAAGGAAACCGCCGTGACCTACCCACAAGCAGACGCTTGCTTAAAACCAATTGAAGCCCGGTTCGGCATGATTGGCCGGTTCTGGAACTCGGAGATTGCCAAGGTATATCTCAATCTCCTCGTTGGCTACGAAGAGGCGCACGCCAAGCAGGTGATTGCCAAGGCGCTTAGCGCACAACGTGAACCGCCGAGCGACTACGACCTAGAGGTCCAGCTCAACACGGTCAAGCCTGCGCCGATGGCTCCGCTCAATCGGAAGCCGCAGGACACCAAGACCGGCAAACGTGAGTTCGAGGCCGCGTTCCGTGAGAGCCACGCACAACTGCCAATCTTGAAGCGCGATGAGAAGGGCCATGTCGTTCGCAAGGATGGACAGCAGTACGGCGAGCCTATCATTCTCGGATACGGGCCGAAGATTCCTGATTTCTGGGAGAAGCGGTTCGAGCATTGGCGGAAGTCAGATGCAACCGATGCAGAGATTGGCCGTGAGATGTCGCGAGGCGCAATACCGATTGATGAGTACATGGACGATGACCCATTCGCTGATCTGCCGGCCAAAATGCCAGACGGTAAACGCGCCGAGGTCAACGCCCAGCTTGAAGCATTGCGGGCAAAGAACCTTGGGGCTTCTGGAATCGATATGGACGAGTGGAATAAGTGAGGCCGAGCTGCGCGAGGTAGCGGAGAAGAACTAACACCCACCCGCAGCCGGTGCCGGGATGGTGGTGGAAGGGAGATTGAGGCAGATGGGAAGATCGTTTAACGTGAATGAAGAGGGCAATTACGGGCTTTGGAAGGGTCGGGTGTTAGCCGCCGCCAGAGGTAAGAACGGGCGCGCTGTTCTTCAGGAGTTAAAGGACGCGCTCCTTGCACTTCCAGAAAAGCGGCTCATAGAAGGCGATGTAATAACCAGCGAGGGAGATGTTTGTGCAGTGGGCGCACTCGCACTTCACAGGAAGCGGGCCTCGTTCCCTGAGTTCACTGAACAGCAAATCGTTGAAGAGGTGCTGAAAGACGCAGGCGGTCTTGATGGTGAAGAGACGGCAGACTTCGGCGAGTTGCTCGGTATGAAGTGGTGCCTGTCATGGACAATCGCGTGGGCCAATGACGATTACTACAGCCAACTATCTGACGAAGACCGGTACACGAAAATGCTTGAGACGGTTGACCTGCTGCTAGAAGGCAAGAGTCCGAGGCTGCTGGGCTGACGCCACCCCTAATTCCAGGGGCTGAGGCGGTGGCGGGGAGAGGGAGGTTGTGAGATGAGCGATCACGATAGTGAAATGCCGAGTCCTATGACTTTTGAATTTGTAAAAGGTAGGTCCGCCGGGGACTTGCGACAGATAGCGACTGCGATATTGAAAGCGGCTGACGATGTAGAGGCTGGAGACTTAGGCGCGTTCGAGGACATGTTCTGCTGTGATGAAGGCGGAAGGCTTATGGGAATGCGTCAAATAGCGATGATTCGTTATGGATTCCTTCAGGAACAACTCGAAGATGCAAGGAGTGTCGCATGACCGCACAACAACCTGACTTACGAGCACGGGACGTTGCGATTGCGAAGTTGTTGGGCTGGCGCGTGGTGCGTGTCGATGCGCAGTGGTATCACATCTTATACCCAGATGGAACGATGTTTACAGGCGGTCGATCTGAGGGTGAGTGCTGGAACCATATCAAGCGGTATTCCACGGACCCAGGCGAGTGCGCGAGACTCCTGGTGTTTGTTCAAGGCAAAGGGTGGCCGCACCTTGAGCAGAAGCGCATTGACGATAGAGGCTACCGTGTTTGGCTCTACAAGGACTTGGACAGTAACGGCGTGCCCAGTGATAGCTTTCAGGATGACATAGTGCTGGCATGGTGCGCGGCGGTGAGTGAGGCGTGTTTGAAGGCGCTGCAAGTTGGCGAGGATGACCGTGATAGCGCGGCAGATGAAGTGCAAGAGTCTCTGAATGCGGAGGTGTACCGTGGAGTGGATTAGGGTTGAGGACAGGCTGCAGGAGCAGGGCGAACCCTCAGAACCGATTACTACCGCTTTTATCAAGTGGGTTAAGGACCGTGACGGGCTTCCAGATATGCCGCCACTGGTTACCGCAAGGTTTGATTTTGACGCTGGATGGATTGCCTGTGCTGAGTTCATAGCGGACAAGCTGGGGCTGCCGAAGGAGGATGGGGATGACGGAAGCAGAGGTTGAAGAAACAATTAAATCGCGAGTGAAGTGGTTTTTGGAGACCTTTGACCCATGCGGTCCGCTAACATTCGTTTCTGATTTGACCGAATCGTTCAAAGACATGCAACGGATTGGGCGGGATGCGGGGCTGGCCGAAGCCGCCCAATTTGTCAAGGAAGAGAGGGGCTTAGAGGGCCTGCACGCCGCACTAATGGAGCTTAGGGCCACCACGCCGCACCAGCCGCAGGTAGAGGGTGAGGTGTCAGATGAGGCTTAGATGTAGGTTAGGCTGGCACAGGTGGGCGCGTTGGCGCATGTTCATCCGTAGGTATTGGGCCAATAACCAATACAAAGATATTTGTGTTCAGACAGAACAAACTCGTGAATGCTTGGATTGCGGGCGCGTGGTTGTTGTGGAAGTTTGCAGTGGCCGCTACCCCGGGTGCCATGAAATTGTTGATCAGGTTAACGTCACTGAAAAGGCCCCGCTAGGATTGGATAACTAATGGACACTAAACCCGCCGTCACAAGCATGTACACGGTGGAACTGCCGTTGCCTCCAAAAGAGTGCAGCCGAAACACTACTTGCCATTGGGGATCGAGAGGCCGCGCCGTCAAGCAATATCGGAGTGATTGCGCTCTCGCTTACATGGCGGCTAAAATCCCCGCTATGCCCGCTATTTGTCTTTCTCTGGCGTTCTACAACGGCGGACGTAGGGTTGGCGTGGATGACGGGCTGTATAGGCCCAAGGATGAGGCCAACGCCATTGACAGTTTTAAGGCCGCACAAGATGCGCTTGCTGATGCCGGGGTCGTTCCCGGAGACAGCCGCAAGTATGTCAAGCAGGGGCCTGTGACCATTTACGGGACCGCGAAGGAGCATAAGGGCCGGTGCGGGGTGGTTCTTACGATTGAGCCGTTGGAGGTGGGTAAATGATGTACATCGTTAGTGGGCTTTTGACCTGCGGGGTTGGCTACTTGGTGGGCCATTATTGGGGCTGGACCAAAGGCTACATGACTGGCGTTGATGATTTGGTGGAGCGCACCAAAGACAGTTACCCGAACGTTCTCCTGCACGCCGCGGTTATCCTGAGAAGGGGCGACAAATGAGCAACGACCACACACCTGCCGTCGCACCCGGACCTGCGCCAGCTAAAAGCCTTGAAGAAGTCTGGCTGCGCCGTATGGCGGAAGCAGAAGCCGAAGGTACGGTTTCTGTTGGCGGACTTGTATGTGACATCGAGGCGATGAGCAATAGCGATATGGGACCTGCGCCGGGGCCGCGCGGGGATGTGGAGGCGGCGTTCCGAGAGTGGCGTGAGAGTTTAGGTGCAGACTCGCCAATCGATTCGCCCGCTAACCTGATTCGGCTTGCTGCGTACAAGGCTGGGGCGGAATGGGCTGGACCGAGCAAAGAGATGATGGCGGTGCTGGATGCGGCCAAGGAATTTGCGACCCTTAGGAATTCAGAGACTCTAACGTTTGCGGATTCATGGTACCGGGCATTAACCCTTGAAGCAAAAATGCAATTAGTCGCTTATGCTGTGCTGGCCTGGGAGCGGGTGGAGGCGGGGCGCGAGTGCGAGCGGGAGAAAGGTGGCAGTGATGAGTGAGGCTGTTCCGAAGGTTTGGCAAAAGCGATACTGCTGCTCTCGCTGTGGATTGCGTAGTGGGAATACGATGGGCTTTGATATTGGTTTCTGGCACACAAAACGAGGCTTAATCTGCGGAATGGTGATTGCATATGACCGTATGCGCGGTTCTTCTTACTGCTACAGGAAATTGAAGGAATGCAAGAAGGAGGCACCTGATGCCTGACACCACCGTCGTGACAGAGCAGGACCGGGCCGAGGTCCGGCGCGTCTGGATGCTGTGCTCATCCTTGCGTGACCCGATCCCTGTGGCAGCTGAAGAACTGTTTGCTGGAATGGTTGCCAGGGTGCGGCAGGACGCCCAGCAACAGGAGCGCGAACGGGCCGCATCGTGGGGGATTCCTGAAGGGTTTAATGCCTGTCTTTTATGCGGCAGCGATAAGCCGTGTATGAAAGAAAGCGACCTGAAGCCCGGAGACCCGGGAATCCCATGCACGTTCGATAAAACGTATCCTGAGCTAGTTGCACTGGTTAAGAGCGCCCCTGAGAGATGGCAGTTTGAAAATGCCAAGCGGGAGTTGGCAGGGTGCCGGGCGGATACAGCGCGGCTGCGAGAGTGCTTATCGAATATGCCAGTGCCGTTTGTTGCGGGGCAATGTTGGTGGTGCGGGGTGTACTTTATGTCTTCAGGAGGAGTGAAGTACAAAGACGCTCAGCATAGTGAAATGTGCATGGTGAATAAAATTAGGGATGTTCTCCAACCTGGGGCCATGCAACCCGCCACGGCTGCCAGTAGCAGTGAGGAGGGCAGTGATGACTAAGCGAGACGCAAAGAAGCAGGCGCTGTTTTGGGCTGGAGGCGTTGTTCAGTCTTCACTAGAGAGTGCCGACTGGAGTTCGTACGCTCCGGGGTGCAGCGACGAGGACACTGCAAAGATTGCTGATGCTATTGAGGCTGTCGCCAATGAGTTAACCCGCCGTGGGTATCCCGTTATACTGAGAGGTGGTCGCACATGACACCAGAACAGCAGCAGGCAGCGTGCAGGGAGGTCGCGGAAGCCCAAGGATGGATTGCTCCGCAGTTGGATATGGCAGATTACTCCGTAGAAGAGTATGACGCTGATAGAGACAATAACGGCTTGAATTGGGAAGAGTTTTACTCGAAGTGGTGGTGGAAATCTCCGAAGGGGGAATACATCATGCACGGCCCACCTGACATCTTCGCTACCACGCCTGACGGGGCGGCGGCGCGGGAAGAAGCGGAAGCGTGGCTATTGTCAAAATGGTGGCAGACTACGGAGGTTAAGAGGTTCAGCGCTGCTAGCTACTTTGTGTTCATGTCAAACAAATCCGATGAAGTTATTGGCAATGGCGAGACATTGGCAGAGGCGCGCGCCAACGCCGTAGTGGCTGCGGTACGGGCAAGCAAGGCGGTGCCCACGTTCGTCACGGAGGAGGAGCGTGATGAGTTTTTGGGGCGTGGTGAGGTGGATGCGTCGATGCCGATTAATGTGTTGGCGAGAGTGGCAGAGGAGGGAGGGCATCTGTGAATTTCTATTGTCCTGCATGTAAGTGCTGGTATGAACTTTTTGCCTGGTTTCAGCCTGTCTGTCCTGACTGCATCAATGACCCTGAACGTAAGAAGGATCTAAGCATGCTTATAGGCAGCGGGGGGGGGCAGGCCGGGGGCGGGGCGGTGAAAGGAGGCGAGTGATGTTTTTATGTACTGATTGTCATGCAGAAGGTGGGTGCCGACGTTCGCAGTTCTTGGAAGAAGCGAGCCGTGGAAGGTGTGAGAATTGCGGGGAAGTGCGTTCGTGTACTGACTGCCATGGCTACGACTTCTCAAATAAGGTTGTTAGCCCGCTAAGAAACGAGACGCCACCAACAAACGGCACTACCACGTGACTGCGCTGCTTGAGGTGCGTGGGGTGCCTGTTAGAATGGATTAGCCACTACCTGTATGACCTGCTCCCATATTTGGACCTCAGTACCAAACGTAATTGTGTAGATTGCCCGGTACGTACCTACCACCGTAATCGTTTGCGCTGCCCCTGTGGTCAACAGGTACGTGCCGGTGACCCGTGTAGTGCCTGCCATTGTGAGCGCCACGGCTGCGAGGGTAGCGGAGCCGGTGGAATCGTAAATCGCTACCGTACCCGTAGCCGCAGCCACCGTCGCACCATTAGCCTGCCGCAGATTCCGAACCCCGATTTGCTTCTTCTCGCCAAGCACAAACACCCGCTCCGGCAACCTGACTATATCAATCATGAGAAATCCCACTCTCCGTACAACGTTGGCTCTCTACTATCCGCTGTCAACTTCGGCTCCAAACTTTCAGCATACAACCTAGGTTCCATGCTATCCGCGTACAGGTAAGTGATGCCAGCTATGGTTGCGGTAGCCAGCCCCATTAATGCCAGCAGCAATGATGGAGGGAAGCCGCCACTCGGTGAACCGATAGTTGCAGGGCCACCTGTATAAGTAATCCTGATCAGGAACGTGTCTAGTCGTAAATCTGCGTTAGTGCCACCGTTAAATGCGACCTGTGTCAGCGTGAGACAAACCGGCGTGTTGCTTGCCGCGAATGCCGGAGATACTGCAATATTCCCATTAAGCCCACCGATGGATGTCCAGGTATTAACGACCACCCCAGTGGTGAACGCATCAGCCAGATACCCGCTCCCGGTGCCGGAACATAGAACCCCCGCAGGAGAGCAAACACCAATGTTTCCATGTGCAGCACTGCCGAAATTGTCTAGGTCGCGGATGAGCCCGGAAACCAGCTGAACGTGGGTGACCGTTGCTCCTGCCGGAACACCCCAATCCTCCCACGTCTGCGAGGTGGACTGCCTGACAACAAGAGTGTTGCCAAGTTCGGCTGACGGGTTGGTAAATCTCAAGCACCCACTCGCCGGTGACCCGTCCGACCCGTAGTACGACATTGCCGTGCTGCCTGATTGACTAACTACGGCCAGCCCTTCAACATCAGACAGGAAAGCAAAGGTCTTATCTACAGTGGACATTAAGTTGGGTCCGAAGACGTAACAGGATTCGCCCCAGATGTCGTAGCCAGAGCCGCTGTCCAACTGGTAGTCGAGTCGTCTGGCTTGCAATAAGTGATGGTGCTCCCCGAAATGGACCATTTATTGCGCAGCGCATCAAGAGCCTCAACCACGGTCCGGCTGGAAGAACTCAGCCCACGCGCCACCGCGATGTCCCTGTTCAGCAGCGCGTCTGCTATGGCGGTGCGTTCGGTGGAAGTCAGCGTGCCTCCAAGGTTGCCACCAATATTGCCCGTAACCGAGCCCACGGCCCCGGTCACGCTTGCTACACTGCCGCCGACGTTCCCCGTTACACTTCCAACTGCTCCAACCACACTGCCTACGCTGCCGGTCACATTCCCGCCAACATTACCAGTAACGCTTCCTACAGCCCCTACGACGCTCGCAACGCTTCCCGTAACATTTCCACCGACGTTCCCGGTCACAGAGCCAACTGCGCCCGTTACCGACCCTACAGCCCCGGTAACAGAGCCCACGGAGCCGGACAAGTTGCCGGTGATGTTTCCGGTAAGATTGAACGTCAGGGATGCGGCGGTTGCGCCAATATAGGAGTCCACCCTCCCGGATTGCAGCGCACTCGGTGCAACGCCTAGCCAGAGACCAAGGTCCACCCTGTTATTGGCGTCCACCGCCAGCTTCCGGCCTGCTGTAACAGGTTTCAATGCAGAGTTCGCTTGAATGGTAAACCGCCCTACCACGGTGCCTACAGCCGAAACACTGTCCACGGTCCCGGTGGTAATTACGATGTCGAAGAAACATCCTGCCGCGTAGAAGGTGGCATCCGCGCTCGTGTCGATCGCAACGTGGTTTAAGCCCGTTACGCTGTCGAAGTCCGCAGTCAAGGTGACGCCAGTAGTGGACTGGGTGGTGGAGTTGTTCTTGTATACGGACAACACAGGGCTACCGGCTAGCGTGAACGGTGCGCCGGTCGAAGGGCGATATGTGGTGAACTTGTGGTAAATGACTGTGCTTAAATCGAAATCGCCAAGATTCACTAGATTGCCCTCGCTACTGGAAAGGCGATACTACCGCCTGCTGGGTCTGGATGCTGAACTGCGCCCCTGTCTGCATAGCTCGTCGTTCCGAGATTCTCAGACTTACCAGGTAGGCCGGTAGTCTTAGAAACAGATGCTGTAACGAGGCTGAAATCGCCGCTGGCCGCGTTGGTAAAAGGTGCGCCCGATTCGGTTAGCTGATTGAGTGACGGGCTATCGCCGAACCCGTTCTCAGGCCCGCTGCCGTTATTGTAGAAAGTGTTTCCGTATCGACTGACAACGTTCGTATTCGTTCCGGTGTTGTTGTTGATCCCGTACCCTGAACTATCTGTAATTTCACAATTAGTGATCGCGGAAATGGGTCCCGGAACCGTCGTGATCCTGATGCCATCGCCACCGGCAGAGTAGATCGTGCAGTCAATAATGGTCATTGAGTTTGTAGAGTTTAGGTTAATGCCATGACTGCCATTATCTCTGGCAATGCTCTTGTAGGCAACACAGGTAGAAGCGATATCTAGGCCGATCCCACCACCTTCCCACGTGCAACCTTTCAGCTCCGTAGCTCCAGCGTTAACGTTGACTACACGAGTTGCAGACGATGTAGCCTTAAACCACGAATTGCTTATTCGAACGCCGTTTCCGCTCACACCTATTGCAACAGACAAGGCGTTCGCACCGGTATTTTCTACGCGTATGCGATCAATAACAATGTTTCCACCGCTGACAGATAGCTGGCTACCACTCGTGTTTGCACCTGAAATATTCAAACTGGTAAAAATCTGGTGCGCACCAGATGCAACCATGTTGGCTGTTCCGGTAAATGTGATCGAAGGGAATGCCCCGTCTGCTACGTTATCGAGGTCTCCAATCACCGTGTTATAGCCACGCCACCAGTTAGGAGCGGTCGTAAGCCCCACCCCGTTAAAGGTGCGTGAGGTGCCAGCATTTGCAAAGGTCCCAGATGCGCCCTTAACGTTATATCGAATGCCAGTATTGGTTGCCGAGTGAGTGATAGCTTCGGCAAGCGTGAAAGCGCCATTGGCACCGCTGTTAGTATCAGTGGTGCCATCGCCGCTGCCAGCTGCATCAGCCCTTACATAGCGTTCAGTCCATGCCAATTAGGGCTCCTTAGAACAGAGGGTTAGTAGAGACGGCAATAGCATTTGCCTGATTGATCTTCGTGTTGGAACTGGCCTCATAGTCGGCGATAATTTCATTAGCTCTCGCAAGCACGACGTTAACATCGAAAGTTGTCATAGCGTGGCGGCCATCGGTAGACGACCCGTCGATTACAACATCAGCGTTATTGGTGAATATCGCGCCCATGCCTTTATTGTCGTAGTCGAGCTTGATCTGCTTTGCTGTTCGGTACGTAACAACTAGAAGGTCATTAAATCGCCTGACTTCATCATTGCAAAAGCGCACGGCTTCTACATTTGTAATGTTTGCCACTGGTATCTCCTTTAAATATAACGCACCGGGTTGCCCACAGAATTGTGTGCCATGTCCACTATGTTGATTTCTTCGCCGCTAATAAGGCCGGACACTGAAACCTTCTGATCCACGAACTTGAATGTCAGCGCTGCCGATGAACCCGGAATCACGTTTCCGTTCTCATCAACCTGGTAACCCGCACCCCCGAAGGTGGCGGTGCCTACCTGCCCCTGATTGGCCGCAAGCGTGAGGATAGAAACGGCAAGAACGACTGCCGGCTTGTCCTTGAACGCCGCCCATATGGAGCCGCCCTTCTCAGCGGTGCCGCGTACGTACAGGTTGCCATCTGGCACGGTTGGACCGAACCCTGAATCGAGAACCACGGTATGCGCGGCCACTGGTTTCTTTGCTGTCGCCATCTTCTTACTCCTTGCTTGCTACACTTGCTCAGGCTACTCGTTCACCCGGTGACGTTTCCATCTGCACACCATCGGCGTTTTTGGCGGAACTCGCATCCCAGCCCTTGCAAGTCAAACTACAAAAGACCTAACTGCCTCCACAGTTCAAGCAACTCAACGGAAGGCTCCATGTGCATCGCATCCTCCCGGTTTTTATAGCCGAGTCCGCTATACCACTTTCGGGCATGAAAGAACGGGTAAATCTCGCGAAGGCCGAACTGTATCAGGCCGTCGCCCATCTCCTCACCGTCTCCAAAATTAATGTCTACGGCACATCCCCAACTGTGATTGCTCCACTCCTCACGTTCTCGAATCTTGCGGAGGTTATACATCCCATCCGTCTTTACTGTGAGCAGGTCGGTGCGTCCTGCCTCCTTGACATCCTCAAAGATATGTCGCAGCCCAAGAACCGCAATAGCCATTCCGGTTACCTTGAAAGGTCCGACGCTCTCAGTAACTATCTTCAATTTCCGCTGCGTTGCCTTGAGTTCAGGACTGCCAAAGAACTCCTCCATCCAATCAGCGGAGGGGCTGGTAAGGCCGCTATTGAAGCTGCTCGGCACAGGTCGCGGAATGGACCTTCGGAGATCAGCAGGAGTGTAGAGTTTGGCGCTCATCCTAGGTGTTTAGCCTTTCAGCGGCCAGCCAAAAAGTTTGAGTCCGACAATGAACAGGACGCCCAGCAGTATTAACGATCCTCCGCCATACCACCGGTCACCGTTCGGACTGAGACCTCGCCATGCTCCAAAGATAAGCATTAGTAGCCATAAGAACCAGAATAAAAACTGTAATGTCATTTCCGTAAATCCTCTCCAGATTGCTGGAGCTTTGCGCGGTGCTCCATGTACGTCTGCTCCGCTGCTTCCGCCTCTTTTATGTCTTCGGGGTTACCAGTAACGCTAGCAACCTTCCTAAGAGCGATGGCAGTCTTTTCTTTCTGCCTGCTCATCTCCCCGTTAACAAGCTGGTGAATGCGGTCCAGCTTCTCATCCTGCTTGGCCGCCGTTGCTGAAACCGTCGCGTTACTCTCGATAAGGTCTGTTCTGACAGTCTCTATTTTGACCGCCGCCTCGTCTGTCTTTGTGGCGGCCTTTTCAGCCTCAGCCTTCGCTTCCTTAACGTGAAAAGCAACTTTGCGATTCTGAAGGAGTGTGACTACGTTAACCACAAACTGAGCCAAGACAATGCCAATAAAAGCGGCTGTTGTTTCTGAGTTCATTTCGGTCATTATTGCCTCTGTGCCCGCTTGTAATAATCACTCATATTGTCAATCTGGTTAGCCATCTTCGAGATAATTACAGCGGTGTTACGTTCTTGCTGCGCTTGCTCCAACCTGAACTTATTTTCGTCTGCCATGTGCTGCTCAAGAACCTGTCTCAGCGTCTTCAGGTCCGCAGTGTTGGCGTCCGTGGCAATCTTGGTATCGCGCACCTGATCGCGCAACGGCATCGCCTTGTCCGTAATGCCTACACCCAACCCCCAGACCATAACAATCAACGTTAACACTGCTTGAATCGCGTTGAAGCTGCACACCAGTCCTACCGTCGCGGGTTCGGATTTTTTCTGCTTTAACTGCTCTGCCGTCATCCTCTCCCTCCTCTTATCTGGGCGGCTGCACGTTATGTGCTGGTGGTGGCGTTACAGGACGCGCACCGGGCGGCTGGACGGGCCTCGGATTTGGTGGCAATATTGGTTGCGGTAAGCCAGGAGCGCCGGGAGTAGCAGCCAGAGCAATAACAGCCGCGTCATATGCAATCCACGGGGCATTCGCCTGATCGTATGCCACCCACTCGGCCTCTTGCTCTGCCAGCGTAAGTAGTTCGTATTCATTCAGCGTCATCAGCAATCTCCTATACAAAGGATTCGACCGGTCGCCCGCCGAATCTCTTCACGCTTGCCGGACCTATACCCGGCGGCCTCAATCCGCTCCCCGGTTCCCGTCAGAAAGTTGCCGGGGAAGGATTGCTAATTAAACAGCATTAAACACAACGTGATAATCAAGCCCGTCTGAAATCAATATCAGGTTTGAATTCGGGTTTCCTGCGGTATTGATAGTAATTGAAGTAGTACCTCCACCGGAAACCGGATATCTCAATGTATTTGTAAGCGCTGTGTTGATTCCGGTCACAAACACTGGTAAAAGATGAGTGGCCGGGCTTGGTAAATCCAGTGTCGCTCCTGATGCTGTGAAATCACAAATGTACACAGCCGTTGATGATGACGTTAGAGTTGCACTTGTAGTAATGCTCTGGTAAGAGAACGTTATGCCGCCCCCACCTCCAGACGCCGCAACCGTTAAAGTGTTCGCTCCGTCGCTGTACGTCAGCGTTATGCCGCTACCAGCTACCAGCAACGCCGCTACTCTATCATCTACCGATTCATCAAAATCGAGAATGGTTTTAACCTGCGAAGCGGTCAGACCAGTAACGTTACCAGTTCCGGCCCCAGATGCACGTCCCAGAATAAGAGACTGCGCCAGCTGCGCCATTTGCCCGAGCGTGACTTTGTTTGTGCCAATAGTTGGGTTCGGGTACGTGCCTGTCAGGTCACCGCCAGCTGCCCCGGAAGGCGAGACTGCGATATTCACCTTCACCGCATCGGCAGTCTGTGACAGCGAGAACCCGTCTGCTTGGTCAAACTCCAGAACGCTGGTAATCGCGTCTACAGCAAGGTTTGTTTGCCGGACCTCCAAATCCCCAGCCGGAGCAAACACGGTTGGCGCAACCTTCTTAGTCCCGGTCGCGGGCGGTGCTTTCTTGAGCGCGTCTATCTCGGCCCACAGCCGATCGATCTCCTCATCCCGGCCTCGGTCACCAAAGCTATTTACCACTCGCGGCATTAGCCACCAACCCCATCATGTCCCGCACGTGACCACCATGCCCTGCGCACCGTCACAGTATTCCCGGCGTCCATCTGGAACCTGAACTTGAGGGCGCGGAAACCCGCAGATCCCGGCTGAGCAACTTCATCCTGCCCTTCCTGCGGCATGAACGATATTTCGCGACCCGTTCGCGGCCCCGTGTAAACGACAGTTTTTGCTAATGTAACCCTGACTCTGCCGTTCGTATCTAGCTGCACCGCTTCCACAGTGGCGGGAACTTGAGACGTATCGAAGCCTGTACTGAACCGCCAGTCAGGCAGCGCGGTGCCTGACGTCGTATCCGTGCCAACCTGCATATCCCGGGTCGCTGCTGCCTGCCAACGCCCAACTTTCCGATCGCTGGTCAACAGCCACATCTGCTCACCCAACGTTCCGCCACTGGTATCATTCCAGCACGCCACCATCCTGATATTGTGCGCCAACGTACCGGTTGTCCAGGTCTTGCTAACGAAGTCGAACCGCATGTAGCGCGTGTCTTGGAAGATGTAGAGCTTGCGGGACTGATAGCCCATGCAAAGCGTAGACGTGGGTATGAGCCAGTCCGTGTAGGTCCTCCGCACCGCTGCCGTCATCTCTTCGGCATTGGACCGGTTTGCGGCCTCATACACGCCATCAAAGGCCGCCCAGAACCACCGATCCTCCGCATAGATGTAAGCCTGTCTGCCTACCGCGCCACGTCTGAAAACCAAATATGGTAGCGAGTTGGGCCGAAGATCCGTCATCTGGTAACAGGCTTCGTTGGTAAGAGTGAATACCGCGTCACCTTCACCGTTCTCGGCAAGGATGTACTCCTTGGGTCCGGGCGCAACATCGAAGCTCCAGCCGTCTGAGTCTTCAACTGCAATGTCCGGCCACTGCACGTAGGGATTGCTTTTGTCTGATGTCGGCGTGAAGCTGGATATGTACCAGCGGTTAAGGTTCCCGCCTGTAAGTCTGCCAGCATGGGCGGCAAGCGCACTTAGTTTCTGGCTCACGCCGCCCGGCCTGTACTGCTGATTGGAAAGCACGGCATCCGAATACCCGACTGTGAACGAGTACGCGGTACTGCCCGCCTTGTCCACCGTGGTAACCAGCCTGCGCCCCGTTTCAGTGTCCAGCCACAGCCGAACTGTAAGCGTCCCGGAGTAAGAAGGTGTGGTGCCTGAAATAGTAATAATTCCGCCAATATCCGTTAACGCCGGCATCGCTTTTCCGCTTGCCTGCGGCCCGTTAAATATCCTTGGATTGGCATCGCTAAAAATAGCCAGACTTGACCCTGATTTTGCCGGGCTATTGCTTGTCATGTAGCTGTCGGGATATTGCGCCGGGTTAGCCTGTGGAACCGTTAGGACCTGTGCCAGCGAGGTCTTTGCCTCGGATGAAATCTTGGACTGCTGTCCCGTGCTACCGTTATAGATGTCAATGTAGAACTTAGGCGGATTGGGACGCATCATGATCGGGAGGTACATGTACCCGTAAACTATGAACTTGCCGCCGCTTGTGCCCTCTACACGAAATTGCCAATAACGAATAGCGCTTCGGGTTGCTGCCGGAAGATTACGCAGGTCGCAGAATATCAGGTTTGGCGCACCTCCAGCCTTCGGCACATCCCATATGGAACCTATGCTGCTGTAAGTAGAGCCGTCTGGAGAAACATCGATCGCGATGCGCCGATCACCTCTGCTACCACCCTCATCATGCGGACTGACTGCTACAGCGACCCAATCATAAGTAGTTGCATCGAATGGGGTCGTCATATCGTACTTTGCAATCGCACCGTACACGGGGTCATCGTTCCCGTTATTGGTGGCCGAGAACCCGCGCCACGCCGAGTCCATATTGGTGAACCCGGTATTCGCGTTCGTCTGCACTACAATAGTGCCGGTATAGGTTGGTGTTTTTGATGAAAACAATGTCCAGCTCAAAGATGAGTTGACAGAACCCAGAGGCGGGTTTGGGTCGTTTATGGAACCTAGGCTGACCAACGTGTACGTACTCGGCGCAGTGAACTCAATCCGCTGCATCGCCACGCCTGTTTCGTCACTGGCAAGGTAGTAGTTGGTCGCCAGTTGCGCACCGCTGATATTCGCGGTTGTGCCGAACGGCGTGCCCTTGGTGGTTGCCACGCCATCGCTTGATGTTACGGTAGTCGGATCTGAGACTACGAAAACCTCTCCAGCCACCACAACCACCGTAACAGCAGCAGTAGCGGATGGCCGGAACCTCCCGATGTGCTGGACCGTGCCGCTGCCCACCACAGCCCCGGACAGTACCGACCTGTAACCATTGCGACCCACAACTGCCCCATTGTCCAGGAAGCAGTCTGAGGCCGTCAGCGCGGAACTGAGCGGTATGAGGTTGTCGTTGTACAGTGAGGCGAGTCCGCCAAACGGTACGAGTTCTAACTGGTTCATTAGTAGTAGTTCGCGGGTACAGATGGCCCGAGCCCCAGATATTCTTGCGATGAACGGCTTACACGGCGTATGACTTGCCCCGCCTCTTTACCCGCAAGGCTGGCTTTACATCGGTCAGCATAAACCACCGCTTCAACACGGTACGCTTCCGCTATCTGCCTGCTCTCACCCCTGGCATACAGCTTCCCAAAGTGCCATGCTCCAAACAAGCAGATTCCCTCGTGAAACACCTCATCACACAGCGGGGTATCGGAGTCCGCGTCCAGTATCGGCTCGTGACGGACTCCTTGAAAGTACACAGATGTTCCGCTTGCTGAGGGCTTCGGGTACAGCCCAATAGTGGACGCTGACGCCCAATACCATGCCTGCGGTGTTCCCGCGGCCGCCTGTCGCCATAGCCTGTTATCAGAGCGCAGATTGGCCCTGGTAGTCTGGTAGAGGGAAGCTGTGGTACCATACGCCGCATCATCAAACATCTCAACCCAGCCACGTGAGTCAGTTGAGTCGGAAACCGCATATGCCACCTGATTCGCAACCGTCGTTATCGTCACGTCCTCAACGTTATGCTGCGCTTCCTGAGTAAAAAGTCGGAGTCCTTCGTTCGCAAGGAAGGCGTAGTTGGGCAAGGGGTCCTCATTGGACCACCCCGCCAACTTACACAGCACCTCTATGCGGGATCGGATCTCGTCAAACTGCATCTTCTACGTCCTCTTTGTAGAGCTGGAACGAGTAGAAGTCGGGCACGGATACAGTCACGTGCTGGCGCTTATCTTGGGCAGGGTTGTATAGCTCCACCTTTACGATGCCAGGATTAACACGAGTAGCGTGTTCGCTGCTCGTGGTGTTGACATAGCCTGTCTGACTGGACGCAGCTGTGAGGATTGCCCCGGCCACCTCAGTTGTCACTTCGATTGAGTTCTCCGACAGACTAAGGGCCTTGCTGTCCCGATCGTAAATCTCGCGCTGCAGAGACGCGTTCTCAGCCTGAAGTTTTTCATTCACATCAAGCTGCGACTTCGCTGTTTCTTTTAGAGCCACAATCTCAGCCTGAAGCGCATCCAGTTTCTTTTCAGTCTCCGTCTTGCTCATAGCACGTCCTCCGCAATCTCAAAAGCTACGTTCATTGGAATCCGCACGTTAAACACTTCACCCCCGCCTTCTGGCTTCATCCGGCACACGCGTGCAACATCCACAGCTATCATGTGGACTGAATCGCCGCGCGCAGTCTCTACGTATCCAATAGCTTCACCGTACGTAGGCCATGCAGCTGCCCTGTAAATGGCCGCAGCAATGTCAGGGTGAAACATAACGATATCGCCGGGCAAGTGTTCGGGGGTTGGCTCCGGTTCGGGTTCCGGGTCTTTGACCAAAGTGGCAACTGGGGCCGAGGCTCCTGGAATAGGAATTGCCTTCACGCTTCTGCCAACACGCACATCCTCCCCCTCTAGATTTTTATAGAGGGGGAGGCGTGCTGCTCGGCCTGTTCCGCCACGTGGGACTTTCATCACAGGAACGCCATCTATGGTGTGTGTTGGTTCAAACATTATCCGAACACCGCCGTTGATGTCGTAGAGGTTTGATATGCGAAGCCGCTATAGTTAACGTCAACCTCGATTTCGGTCGCGCTCACCACCTGCCCGACAATCTGAATCTTGTCAGCCGGGGTTGTGGACTGTGTGCAGGTGTAGTTCGAAACAGTCGCCGTAGGAACCGGACCCAGGAACACCTTTTTGGTGCCACCTCCAGCCAGCGCCGGAACTAGTGTTGAGTTTAGGTTGGCTATACGGGCCTGCTTACACATCCCACATTTCACAGTTAACCCGGCAACACCCGTCTTCGCACCGCCAGTGCCGTTGTCATCATCGAAGTACGCGACGCCTTGTGCTTCGATGATCGCACCCTGTGTCTTCGAGGCTACAACTACCTGGAAGTTTGAGTCGAGGGCAATGAGGTCGCCCTGGTTGATGATTTCCCCGGATTTGATGGGGAACGTACCGATAACGCCACGCGGATTCTTCAGGATAGGAATCGTCGTGGTATATGCTGCTCCAGCCATTTATTTATCTCCTAACCGGAAGTTAAGGTGTGTACTCCCGGAAGTCAAAAGCGTAGTCAATGTTTCCGCCAGTCGTGTTGTAAATCTCTACCTTGTAGTTGGAACTCAGGAACTCATCCAGGCTCGCACCGCTGGTGTAACTGGCAGTGCCTCCATCCACAGTAACCGCTGCCGAGGTAACTTGCTTGGCTATGTAATAGTTCGTTCCGCCGTCTGGAGTGAAGAACAGGTTGAGACGAAACGCGCCGGTGGCAGCAACCCGTAATGTGAGCTTACGCCCCTGCTCTCCCTTTACGTTGGTGAAGCCAACAAGGATTGCGGCTGTGGTACCCCCCAATCCTGTACTGGCTCCGCCATGCGTTCCACCTTGCGAGTCTTGATTAATTGGCATTAGGCACCTCGCAATTTACTGGAAGTAGTTGACACCGCGTGCATGGACATTGCCGAGGTGATCCGCCGTTAGTGCCATGAACCACTGGCCTACGTGCTCCTGAATAGGTTTGTTGGTCTGAACGTCCTTGAACTTCGGCTTTTTGCCGTCCATGCGCATCGTAAGATGATTCATGTTCAGGCAGAAGATGTTGTTCAACTTGGCCGTGCTGGTGTTGCTGTTGAACGATGTAGTCGGGCAGCGGCGGTCGGTGACAATCTCCGCACCCCTGAACTTAATGGCATCGAAACCGGCTTCCGCAAGTTTTGACCCGGTGTACATCTGCCCACCGTTACCACCACCCACGGAAAGCAGGTTTTGGATCTTCGAGAACAGGGCAGGCGGCATGATGATGAGGTTTGGATGCTCGTCGCCCTGATACGCCAGCTGGTATAGGTCGTTCAGCTGGAGCAGGGTTAGAGCCGCCGAGGTTGTAGAACCTCCCTGATGAATCGGTGGACACCAGTAGGCTGCACCAGCAGCAGACCGCTCAATACCGCCGACAAGCGTCACGGCAACGACGGAAGACAAAGTGCAGATAGGAACTTCCGTCTGCTCGGCCTGTGCCGCAGGAGATGCGCCACCGTCTGTTGCGGCGGTCGTACCACCGTTAATGAAGGTCTTAATGCTCGCGATCTGGTCACGTGCTCCGGCAGACTTGGCGTTGTCTTCATTCGCCCAGAAGTCGTTCAGAATCTTGTTGAAACTGCGCTTTTCGGCGTTAATGAAGTGAGCTTCCTGCCAACGAACCATTTCCACTTCAGAACCGGCCCGCTTGTCGTCATAGTCCTGCCAGGAGACATCGATGATGTATTCCGAGAGCGGGAAGGAAGCCGAGGTGTAGCCGGTCATGGCCTGGGGGGCGCGGTCGGCATAGGCGTTAGTGACGCCTTCCATCTGGGGGCCTGTGGTAACAGGGACAATCAGGGGTTCGCGCATTTCCGTACCGTAACCGGCAGGCTTGATGCGGCCCATCTGCTGAAACATCTTGAGGATGGGGGAGTGCTGCGTAAAGAGGGGCATGTGGTTCGCGCTCAGCCATGCATCTCGCACTGCTGAGTTGAATCCGTTCTTACTTGCATCTGCATTGGTGAGCGACATTATGTGCCTCCGAATATGCTGCCTGTCCCGTAGGTTGGGCTGCGATAGTGAGCGGGGCACACGACCTGGCTCGGTAAGTTTTAGAAGTTACTCGTCGATTGGCTTTCCGCAGTGCGGACAGGTCTTCTCCAACCCTAACTGCCTGCGCAGCGAGGAGCAGAAACCCTTGTAAAGCCGGTATTGCGTCAGTAAAAACTCTCTGAATTCAGGTGACAAAGTTATCTCCCGAAGTTCGGATCAAGTTGCTTGGCAATGGCAACCATACTGGTGCCGGGCGCGATGGGCTCCTGACGGTTTGTAGTGTTGCCCGGTGTTACAGGTCGCGGCCTGCGGGACTGCTTGGCAAGCTCCACCTGCTTTGTGTAGTTGGCCGTAGTTCGCACCGCATCTCGGTACTTAACGCCCTGCTTGCTCAGTGCCTTCTCAATCGCGCCCATATCCGGCTCTGGTATATCCAGCCCCAGCGCCTCACAGATGGCGTCTATGCGAGCTGCCTGGACCTCAGCGATTACATTGGCGTACGCTACCTGCGGCTCAATAACACCCCGGTACTCACCAAACTGCTGCGCCTGAGCTGCTACCTGTCGGGAGACTTCAGGAATAGCATTTAGGTCGTTCCAGCGAGACTTCAGAGCAGCTTCCATATCGCCCTGCGGCTCGTACTCCTCTACATTGAAAGCGTCCTGATTACCGATCCCAAAGCTACTCAAGAATTTTGCCTTTTCGTGAGCAGTCATGGTCTGTAGTAGTGCAAGCGCCGCTTCTGCCGGATTCTTTGACAAGAACGTTGCCAACTCGTCGGCTTCCTGCAACCGCTGCGCAATGGCTGGGTCCAGTTCTGCTGCAGGAGCTTCGGGGGTCTCAGGAACTTCCGGCGTCTCGGGTTCTTCCACAACCGGCTCCTGCAATGCGGCTTCCGCTTCAGCAGCCAGACGCGCTTCTGCATCTTCCCGGAACTCATCATCCCGAATACCATCGCCAGCCATCGTATCTACGCGTTCGTCAAGATGATCCCACCCGCTCGGGGCAGTGTTACTTATCGGCGTCGTGGTGCTTGCCGGGTCAGGCGCGGCAGGTGTTGTTATTGGTTCGTCCATTTACTAGCTCCTTCAGGTCCGTTACGACCCGATCCACTACATGCTGCCAGTTGCCCAAATTGGGCTGCCGATACAGCTTCACCGAATCGTACCAGGGACTATCCTCGCGCTCTCTCAGCCACCGGAAACAGCCCTGGTAGCGGAGCATGATCCACGTCGGAATACCCATCGCTCCAGCTATATGCGCCACACTGGTATCCGACGTGATTACGAGGTCGCACTGCGCTATCGCCTGCGCCGTCTCGTAGAAGTCGGTTGGCAAGAACCCGTCTTCTCCGTACTGAAGGTTCCGGCACTGCACGTCGGGTGACATCTCCCGTATCCCTTGCAGGTAGCGCACTGGGACATTTCTGTCAGCGTATTCGGCCCCTTTGGTTCCTGACTGCCAGCAGAGTCCAACGATGGGAGCCCTGCCCAATTCCGTATTCCGTTCAGTTCTTTTGGATGGCATAAGATAAGTAGCACCGCTCAAATCCTCCAGCGTCACTCCCAAAACCCTCGGCAGACTCATCAACGGAATATGAATTCCACCGACCGCCCTTGTCAACTCATCCACTCCAGTAAAGCCTTCAAACAACCGGTACGTTTGCGGATTAACGCCGAACTTTATCTTGCAGCCAGCCCGCTCTTTTGCCAGCGGAATAAAGCGTGAGAACTGCACAACGTCGCCAACACCTTGTTCGCTCCAAATAGTCAACGAATCATCAGGGTTTAACCGTTTGCCGTCCCACATAGTTTCGCGCGGCATCAGTAGTTTCGACTGTCCAACCTCAAACCTAAGATCGTAGTCACGCCAACCCCGCTCATAATCTCCGTATTTCAGCAGCAGGAGGCTCCGAGTGTACGCCGTTGCAACCGTAACAGGTGCGCGGTGAATCCACTTCATTGCCAGATCGTCCTGGCCTATAAACCAGTATTGCGCGGCTATATTGGCTGCTAGAATAGGGTCGTTCGGGTGAGCCTCCCAGCCCTTGTGCATCACTTCTAAAGCCTTATGCGCTTTACCTTGCCCAATATATGCCAGTCCAAGGAGCCTGAATGCATCCAAACTACGCGGCTCCCGCTTCTGTGCGGCCCTGGCAAGCTCTGCCGCCTTCTTGTAATCACCGGCATAATGTGCAGTGCGGGCTTCCTGGTAGACCGCTGAACTCATTTATCACTCGTTGGCTTAGGCTTCGCCCTGGCCTGCTTTTCTTTTGCCTCGTTGTTCTTATCCGCCAGCTGGCTCTGCGTTTCCGCCTGCATAGCACCCATCTGTGCCTGATGCCCCATCTCAGCCGCCTTCACCTCTGCCTCATGACCGAGATTCATTTTCTGCATCTCGGTCTCGTGGTGGTGCTTCGCGGCTTGCATAGCACCTTCATGTGCCTGCTGGTCTTCTTGCATAGCGCGTTTATTGGCCTCAGCCGCCAACGCAATGTCTGGGTCTTCAGGGGCCGCACCACCGGCTTCCTGAACTATTTGGCCGGAAGGTTCAAGCCCAAATAGTTTCTCTGCTTGCATCCGTTCAGGCAGCGGCAATAGCTTGAATATGCTCGCCAACGCTTTAATGATGTCAGGGTTCGGTCCGCCGCCCTGATCTTTAGGCGCAGACACCCAGTATTGATCGATGTTCTGACGAGAGAACGAGCGAAGCATGTCGTCAGCATACTGAACCATGTTTGGAACTTTATCTGAAAGACCAGCTGCAGCATTAGCTACAAACTGTTCAAACCTATCGGACATGGTAACAAATAACTGCATCGTTTGCTGCTGGTCTTGACCAGGGTTCTTATAGGTAGTGGACCCCTCAACAACCTTGACCTCGTACACGGCCTTGAACGCCTGCCACAACACCTTTTGCTCAGTGGTGCCCTCGTCGTCTTCCGTGGGACCCCCAAACTTCTGCATCAGCTCCACGTACGCGGTCGCCAGTCGGTTCATCCATGCTTCGTAGTCGGCTCGGGCCTGTGTTGGTCTCGCACCCTGCTTGTTCTCCACCATAACCGACTGCGTAGCGGTGACGTTCGGTATCTGCTCGCCACGATCGCCCGGAGTAACAGCGGTAACCCCATCTAGCGCATACTGCATCTCACGGCGGGCGTCCATGAACGCCGGTGCAAGCTGTTCACCCGCATACCGCATGATGGCCGGAGCCTGCGGGTTGTTCTGCTTAATGGGTATCATGGCTTGCTGAGAGCCATCTGCCAGTGCGTTCTTGGCCCCGTCATCAAACATCTGTGGGTCGTAAGTGGTAATCGGTCCGCCGTGCTTCGCCGTGTTTAGCGCAATGCTGGTGAGGTCGGTTAGAGCCTGCTGTAAACCCGCTGCCAGCACCGAATCACCCAACGGGAACACGTTGTCTGTCGGGTCAATATCACCCTCAATGATGAGCAGTGGAACCTTTTCGTACAGGTTCTTGCTGCGATGCACAACCTTGCTTTTGTAGGTGTGAACCTCGTCGCGCTTGTCAAAATATATGTTGATGGACACAACCTCTTTGTCGAGGTTAATACCGCTGTCTTCTTTGAGGATGTCGATGCCCCCAAAGAACTCGTTCTCGCCGTTTGGGTCGTACCGTTCCAAGGCCTTGCGGAGCGGCATCTTGACTTTGTAGCCGCCCATCTCCAACCGCTGCCAGTTAGTCACGTGCGGGTCAATCAGCAGTCGCCACGAGGGGACGTGTTCGAAGCACGGACCATACTCGGCGTCCCACCGGTACGCAATGGCACCAAGTCCGCCGATGTACCGTTTCAGCAACCCGGCATTGGTCTCGCGCTTCCAATTCCCGTTAATCCACGACTGCTTCCAAGCCTTTGCTACGATGAGCGAGGCACCCTTGACGCCGTTGGGCTGCTGGTCGTCCTCTTGGGCCTTTACGTGCAGGTCCGGGTCACCCATCGCAATAGCGGCGAGCTTCGTGACGATGTTGATAGAGAGCCAGTTAGGTTGCCCTACAGGTACGTATGCGGGAACATTCCCACCCTCCGGCTCAAATCCATCCTCGTCAAAATCCCAATCATCCGTAGCCGCCCCAGCCAGCGCATTCACGTCGCGGTATCTGCGAGACGCCGCAATATCCTGATCGCGGAACCGCTTCATCCAGCGGTCCATCATGTCCACGCGTTGCACGATCTCGTTGTCGGTTAACTCTCTCATCCGTTGACCGGCTCCAATAGTTTTATACACCCGGTCAAAGACAATTCGTAAAATGTAGGATCACCGAGATAAGGCTCTATGATTCGGACGCTACCTAAGTCAGGATCACTAGTATTTAGCTGAACCAAAGCGTCCTCTGCACTCCATGCTGCAACAAGAAATACTTTGACCTTGCCACACCAATCTACAGTAACTTTGTATTTGTTAGCCATTGACCGGCTCCGCATCCTTCGGAATATGCTCTTCACGCCACTGCATAACCGCCTCTTTGCTGGACCGCGCTGCCTGAACTATCCCCGAAGACAGGATATCATCCATGGTCTTCGTCTTCGGCTTCGACACATCCCAATTGGCCGTCAGCTTCTCGTACTTCGCATCATCGGCCTTTTGCTGCTTCCGCACGTCTTCACGGTCACCCTGGTACAGCCGGTTCTCTATACGGTCGCATTGCCGATTGGCTGTGAAGTGTGGTGCGGTAAAGGTCCGTCGCATCTTGCCACCACAAAGGCAACTCTCAGGTGAGTTTCGCTCCTCAACGTCTCGGGCAACTTCGCCGGTACGTTTGCAGTCTTCACATCGAAATAGGTAAATAAAGGTCATTGTTGCCTCAACAATACGTCCAAATCATATCGATTAGCAACCTGGTCTTCCGCTTGGTAGTCCAGTCCGAAGACACGGCAAACAAGGTATGCAAGTGCATCTAATGCGTGGTCCGGGCACCGTTTTTGATCAATGTCCTCGCCTTCTTCTTCTCGGACTGCACCTTTTAATTCCTTAATCAGAGCGCGGCAACTCGGATCAATTGTCAGGATTCCGTGTCGTATGAGGGAACGAATGAGGTTCCATCGAGCTATACGACTGTATCTGGGAGATGGATAGGTAATGAACCCGTTATTCAGCCAGACAAGGGCGACGGTGCGAGTTTGTTCGCCGCTTTCTTTCTCTAACGGCGCAGATGTTGCAGGGTCCGCCATTCGTTGAGATAAAGCATGCATCAGCGGGTAAGCCTTTTTTAGTTCAGCTTCTTTCTGCAAAGCGAGCTCGGCCTGTTGATCCATGTCCAGCCCGGATTGATAGACCTCGCCAGCGATATGCAAGTGCGGTCTATTTTTGTCGTCCATCCACGACGCGCCAACCAGATAGGCAAACGGAGAGTGATAGCCCCAGTCCGTGCCACCATACCAATCAGACCAATAGGCGGGCGTCATACTGCAAACAGTGCCGGGGCCATCATCAGAAGGTGGAACGAGGCGGAAATAGATACCGCTCTGAGCGTCCCAATCGCCTTCAAGCCATTGCGCGCGCAATACAGGGTCCGCAATCTTCATAAGCTCCCGAAGAATGTATCCGGGGTCGCGCTCAAGCGTTGCCAACGAATCTCTCACTGTCTGTTTTACGTAGATGGTGCGCCGGTCGCGAGTCAGCGGATTTACCACCCGCCTCTCGACCCATTCCGCACCAAGCCCGCCAGGGTTAAAGTCTAATAGCTTCCTTGAGGGACATCCCTCTGTGTTGCTCGATGGCCGCACGGAAGCGCCTAGTTTTTCAATCACTCGTTCTGGGAACTGGGTTGCTTCAGCGAGCCATAACTTATCCCACTGAACACCCTGATGCTGCTCCCAGTCATTCGGCTTCAAACAGAAACCGAGTTGGATCATGGAACCGTTCGGAAACAGGAACCGCTTCTCTTTTTCAAGGTACTGAGCCTCACCCTTGCGGACATTGCCGACAGGGATGCCCATAGGCTCCAGAAACGCCTTCTTTATCTCCTCGCCCATATTCAGGTCAGCGGCTCGGAGAACAGTACGTAGTGCGAGTGTGCGGCTGTTCCGGTACTTCAGGGCCTCTAGACCGATACACCATGCCCCGGTAAACGTCTTGCCACCGAAACGGCTGCCTCCGGTCCCTACAGTGTCGATGGCCGGGCTGTCACTGGTAAACGCCTCTAAGACCTCTCGCTGCGCCGCCGTCATCATTACGTTTACGTCGCGCATCACGCATCTTTCGGGGCATACGCTTCAGTCGCCCATGCTGCAAATTCTTCTCTATACCGCTTACCAAGGGCTCTCAGCTCATGCGGAGCCTCATCAATCTCCATCCTCAAATCCAATCCTTCAAGCGCGTTATCGACAACAGGCAGCTCTGATTGGAGCATAATGGACTTTAGCGATGGGTCGGCGATCGTGTAGGGCATAATGTTGACGTTCAGATTGAACCGGTCAACAGGTGCCTTTTCGCTGGATATATCATTCCAAGCCCTTGCCGCCTGGGAATCTCCCATCTTCGCGCTTTTGAACAATCCATCAAGTATTGCTTGTCGGGCTTCTTCAACCGACCCGTATTCCCCGATGGCGTTTATCCGCGAAGTATCATCAGCATCCAGCCTGCCGACGTTCTTCAGAAACTCAACCGCTCCAATAGCCTCGTAGGCTGCTACCAGTTGTTCCGTGTCCGTTACGTCCGACAAGTCGGATTTGGCCCGCCTAATGCGCATTTCAAGGGCTGCTGGTTTGAGTTTCATAGGCTAGAACGCAGAAAACCGGGCCTCCAATGCCTCTGTCGAAGCATGGAAACCCGGCTGTCGCCGTCACTTTATAAAGTTGGAGGCAAAGCTATTAGGTACTACTATTCCTATCTTATGCTAAAACTGGCGAACCTGTCAAGCATTTAGGCAAAATAGGCTCCCCGATAGTCTCAGCCCACTTCCGCCCGCACCGCTTGCACGTACCACTCATCTGGGATTTCTCGGGGTCCCACCACGTACCATTCACGGATTTGAACTCCAATAGGCTGCGACCGTGGGAACGAACAGTGACGGCTCCGCAATGCTGGCAACACTTCTCGTTCATCGTTTTGACCTCGGAGTGTACGTCTGGACACCAGCACCGAATATCGCAGGAACTGCCATAGCGCCGCCCTTAGCTCCCTCTTGGCTGATAGCCTCATAGAAGTCCTGAGCAATTAGCGGGGTCACGGCTTTTATGGCTACCGTCTTTGGTGTGACTATTTCGCCGACAGCGTTCTTGCCTTGCTTCAGGTCAATCGGGATGGACACCGTAGGCGATAGCTTCTTGCGCGTCTCCTGTGAAATGGAATCCCACAGCGGACGTTTCTCCATCTGACCTGTCGGACTCTTAGATTGCTGGCTCATGGCCTGCGCTGCGAACCGCACCCAGGATTGCAAGCCACCCAGAAGGTCAAGGCGGGTCTTGCCAACCTGCATCTTTGCAAAATCCGTGCTTCGAGGATCGGCCTCTACCTTGGCACCGCCCAGCTTAGCCAGTGTAAGCATTGTTGTTACAACGGCGGTATACGAAGCAAGGTCTTTCATGGCAATCATGCGCACACCTTTGGGCAGTGTGGCGTACCCACCCGTGCCTGCTGTCGCTAGAACGCCGAGTCTGGAGGCCATGAACCGGGGTGCAAAGAATACGTTATTCAGGAACGGGACCGCCTGATTACCTGTCTTGCCAAGGCTACCCCTTCCGGTGGACATGTTGATCCAGTCGGCCAACCCTTTGAACTGTTCAGGGTTGGACATCTCCGTGTAGCCTGCTCGATGCAACTCTTTGGCACCAAGGTCAAAGACATCCGCCCGCATCCGGTTAAGGTAGGTAGTGTATGCCCGCTCCGATCCACGGACCCACGGTATCTTTTCAGCCACCTGGCTCATGAACGCCTCTTCGCGGTCCGTCAATGCAACTTTCTTTCCCTTCAGTCCTGAGATAGCAAGCCCGGACTGGTCATACAGCTTAGCATTCGGCCTGACCCGTAACTCCTGCTGCATAGCCTGAAACTCTGGGTCGCTAAACATAGCGACTGCGGACTTGCCGAGGTTCTTGGCTCCCAGAACCGGGTGCCTAACAGTCTGGATCGCGGCTTGCCGTAGGACAGCAGAAAAGTCAACAGAGGACATCAGAGCGCGAGGCAGGTTAAGTAGCCCTACAACCTCCCTCCATGCCTTCTGCCCGAATGTAGACTGGTCTAGCGACTTTGTAAACTCCGGCCCAAACACCTCTTCCAGCAGCTTGACTTCATGCGGTGCTGGGATACGCGGATTGTCCGCCGAGAATATCTTGTTGAGCGCATCCACCGTATTTTGTTTTTGGTACGGGAAGTTCTCCCACGGCGGGTAGCTCGCCACTCTTCTATACAGAGAGTCGATGTCTGTTTGCTCCAACTTCGGGCGAATACTCTCAAAGTCTGGTTGCGGGAGTTCTCCCTTGAGTGTCGATTTCGGGACCTGTGCGGACACTTCGCCAGACACACCCTTGAACGCCTGCCCCAGATTCCCTGCTCTCTTAGCCCGCTCCGCACCATATGCCGCACGCACATCGGGAGCCAGCTTCTTAGCCTGTTCCAGTGCTGTCCTGACGTTCTGGATAGCAGGATCGATGGCGGTGGGTGGCAGCGGCGCAACGCCGGCCTTGATAGACTCGGCACCACTCTGCGCCTCACGCCATATAGCTTTCAGGTGCGGCTTAACGCCTTCACCCACGTCATTAATCATCTCAGCGGACCAGTCTGCGAAATTAAGCGCACCCTTGGCCGCCTTGATAGACCCCAAGTGTACGAGCTTTGCGAACAGTTCCGGGTTAACCCCGGAGGATAGTCCGCCCTCGCTAAGTTTCTGTTTCAGGTCCGCCGAGATGGAATCCTCAGCTGCCTGGAGCTTATCACGAAGCACGGCAAATCGGCCTTCATGCTGAGTATACAATTCGGCGTCAGACATCCCTCCACTCTTTTCCTTGGCCGGACGGAACGCCTTATCAAGCTTGATTGGTGCCTCGCCTGGAGTTCCGATCTCAGGCGTGTAGGATTCTGGCGCAGGGGGCTTCTCTGGTCCCGTGAACGTGTCGAGCCAGTCCTGGAGGGATGGGCGCGTGGCGATGTCAGGGCCGTATGATGAAGGTGCACCTACAGGAACCGCTTTTGGGGCCAGAGGGTCGAGTGATGCGCCAAGCGGTGTATTTGCCACCGGCACCTCGCCAGCGATCGGGAGTTGGCGCGATAGGTCTGGTAGTGTTGGGCGCACCTGCTTTGGCGTTCTAACTGTGGCCCGAGAACCTATAGGCGGCTCACCTGCGTATCCTTTTGCACGAAGCAGAGCAGGTATTTCAAGCTGATTTTTGGTAGTGTACGCCGGTTCTGCGGACGGCTGAATCTGTGGCACTACTGGTTCCTTGGGAGCATTAGCAGCTTCGAGTGCAGCATTTATTCGCTCCATGTTCAATCCGTTTGCAGAGCTCCTGCCAGCAATCTCACCGACCTTGCCTACACCAGCATGAATTAATGGCAACGCACCAATCAGTGCCTCGGCCCCTGCTTTGCCTTTGTTACCTTCGGCAAGGGCTTTACCGGCCTTCCAGCCCTGATACCCAGCAAACCCGGCCCCAATACCAAGTCCTGCCAACGGAGAGACTGCGGCTGCAGCTGCAGCGCCACCTAACATCGCGACATTTTCGGGATCAGGCGCACTCAATAGAAAATTGGCAAGAGTTCCTCTAAAATCGTCCATCTTGCCAATCTCTTCACCGGCCCCCATCTCACCCGTAGCTATCGCGGCTAGAAGGTCCCGGCTGCTAAAACGTTGCTGGATTTCTTTCTTCGTCGCTTTATCTATGAGCTTATAGGGTGATTGTGCCTCGCTTTGCCGTGCCCCGAACCCGCTGCGGGTATTGGGCTGTAGTTCGACTTGCGAATCCGCAATATTACCAGAACCGTACTTTCGGGCTATCTCTGGCGTACCACCAAGTTCAGCCGCAGTCCGCGCCACATTACGGGCCATCTGCTGCCTGTAGAACTCAGAGGACGGAGTCAAGTCTCCAGCTGCATCTCCAGCCACCAATCCCGCGCTGGCCCCTTGCAAGCCTGGAATATTGAACCCGGCAGTCGCTGCTTTTGTTAATCCACCCAGAAATCCTTCGTCGTTCTTAGGTGCTGCCTGAACTGCCATAGGCGCACTCGAAGAACCCCGAAGATGCCTGACGACCTCCTCTACGGAGTCGTTAGTCGGGGTTTTATCAAACCGAACCGTTACTTTGCGGTCACCTAGATCGAGTTCAACGTCTGGCATTATTTAACGATTCTCCACTTTGCGCCGCTACTTGTTACCCCGGATGTTGGAGTCTTTGTCTTGATTGGTCGTGACGGCATCGGGGTTGAGGCCCTCGCTGCTTCAATGGCTTTCTGGGATTCCTGCACGTCGTTGTTCAGGTTAGTCCACTGTGTTCGCAACGCATTTCCGGTCTCTCCGGTTTGCATTCGCATATCAAGCGGGAACTTGCTCTCAAAACTCCTAAGCCTACCCAGAGCCTGATTGTGAAGCGTTTGCGCGCTCTTTAGTTCACCAGACTGGCTCTTAGAAGGAGCTTCAGCCCGGATTTTGGCTGCCGAGACCGTTGCGTTAGCCCGAGTGCCTGCGTTCTGAACAGAAGCCTTTGCCCGAACATTGGCACCTTCAAGAGATTTATCGGCCCCATACTGCCGTCCTTCCAGGCTTTTGTCAGCACCGTACTTCTTCCCCTCAAGACCCTTCTCAGCAGAGTTCGCCCTGGCCTCCGCGTTCAACCGCGCCACCAAATCCTTGACCGCGTTCGATTCTTCCGACTTCTGGAGTCCCGCCGCCACACCAAGCAAGTTCTGCCCCTGCTTCTCCCTTGCGGCTTCCTGCCCCGCCTTAATGCCCATCGTCTCCCGAAGGTGTTGTGCGGAGAGTGCGGCCTTGCGCCCGGGTTCATTCTGCTTGTCGGCAGCACCGTACACGCCTGCCGCCCCGGAAGTCGTGCCGGTCTGGAGGTTCCGCATGGCCCGCTCCATAGCGGCCTTGGTGTCTGCGATGGAATTGCTGTAATTCACCCGATTGTTGTACTGAGTAGTCCTAATCTGGTCGTCCCGCTGCTCAATAGCATCGCGGTGCTTCTGGAGTAACTGCTGGATGTTCTGACCGTACTGCCGCTGGCCGCGTTCATAAGATAGCTGATTCGCATCTAACGCACCGCCAAGCGCCCCGGCACCGATTTGACCCGCATTCTGAGGCGACACGAGCCCGCCAATGGCAGCGATAATTCCGGCCATCGGGTTAACGTCGTTGATTTGTGGCTGCTGAAGACCGGGTGCGTTCGGCAGTTGAAGTTCCGGGTACGCAGGTGGTGCGACCTGCTGTTCATGGGGCGTCTGGATGGCGTCCATCTGCTGCCCGTACCCTTGCTGCGACTCCAACTGCTTCATCAGGAGGTTGCGTTGCAATTGCTCGGGTGTAACAGCACCCTCAGCCGCCTGTCGCTCTAGGCCCTGCGCCTGCTCCAAGTCAGAGGGCTGCTGGTACGTAATCGGGCTCTCACCGCCCCATGGACGGGTTTCTACGGGTGCGGTGGGATCGTAGCCCTTATTGCTCAGAAGTTCTTTGGCAAGGGCGTATATGGAGGCAGAGGTCATTCCGGCAGGTTGCGCGGGGTCCTGCTGGCCGAAGTCTATGGGACCGGGGGCGGAGAGCCCGCCCAACTGCAATGCACCGCTAGGGGCCGTGGAGAGTAAACGCGCTGCGGTTCTCGAAGGCTGCTTCGTCATGGTTTGCGGCATGTTACCTCCAAGGTCGGGCCGATATGAGACGTGGACATGGTTTAGATGGTTGCCGCCGCGGGCAGGGTCGTTGAATCCATACAGAACGGCCCTGGCGTTGCCGCTCTCACGGTTCCGGGTATATCCTGTGCCCTGCGCTGCCTTGGCATACGCTGCCGCTAACGCCGCGCCCTCTTTCGAAGTGACCGGATACCCATTGAAGGAACCGAAGTCAAGGGCGTTCCCTCTAGAGTGACGAGACACGTTGCCGCTCGTGGTCATGAGGCGGTGGTCGTTCATGCCCGCCGTGATGCCGATACGGTTAATGCCCGCCTTCTTAGCATTGGCGCGGGCCTCAGCTAGAAGCTGCGCGTTTATGCCTTTTAGGTTGTAGGAGCCAAAGAGATCGTCGGCGTAGCCCATTAGAATTTCCAGTTATACTGTCCCGCTTGCTGTAACCAGCCCGGCTTCCTCGACTGCTGAGCCCACGGATTCTCGATACCCATCCCGTTATCCGCAGGCATCGACGGCATATCCAGCACGCTGCCCTGCTTACCGTTCCCAGCATCCCCGATCTTCCGGCCAAAGTCCGCACCCTGCCCAGCAAGGTTGAACTGCCCCAACTTCCCAAGGAAAGAGGTCAATCCCCCAGCACTGCCACCCAACTGCTGCTGCGCCTGCCCGAGCTGCTGACCTGCCAGATTGAACTTCAATCCGCTGATTTGGTTGGCGTTCTGATTATGGAGATTGGCAAGCATGTCTGATAGGTTGGAACTGTAAGCGCCAAGAGCTTGGTTGTTGGCTGCGGCTTGGTTAGAAAGAGCTCCGGCAGTTGCGCTGGAATTGTAAACTCCAGCACCAGCAAGGGCAGAACCAAGTCCACGGCCCTGTTGACCCAGTGCATCATTCAACCTCCCCGTCAACGCCGACACACCCCTCAACCCCGAACCTAGCTGCTGGCTTTCAGTCTGGTTATTGTTGAACTCCATCTCCCTCAGAGCTGCTTGCTGCGCCTCCTGAGCCCTACGCACAGCGGCGTTACCACCCAGAAGCCCTTCTATGGCTCCGAGACCGGAAAGACCTGTTGTGATTGCGGCTAGTGGAAATGCCATGTGCTACTCCTTACGACTTTCTACCTAATCGTTCGTGCAATGTGACGCACGTAATACCAAGATGGTCACCACCGCACTTGGGACATGCCTTCGGTTCATTACCGTTTACCAAACGCTTTCGCACCTGATCAACAGTCAGCAACTCAATGTGGTGCGCCTGATCCCCAGTAAAAACCACCGCACCTTCAATCTCTTCTCTAGTGCCGTAGTAAGGCCGGATGCAGTCAACCCTGTCTGCGTTAATAAACATCGTATGGCCCTTGTGATTGGTGAACTCTACAAATCTCATCATCATCATCCTTTCGAAATGTGCAGTTATTCCTTCCGTTTCTTCTTCTTGCGCTTGGTAGTCTCAGCCTTCGTTTGCAAGGAAGACACACCCCACTGTACAAGCGATGCAACCGCTGTCGTTAGCGCTGCGATTATCACAGCTTCCACAACCTCTTTGCGACCAGATGTCTGCATAACCAAAAATCCTACAAAAGCCCAAAACCAAAAATTCGGGAGCTAGGTAAGACATTCCCCACTCTTCAATCCGACCTACCCCACCCCCTTCGTTCTCAACCACCGAGTTAGTGTACATTGTACGCATCTGTCGGTAGTGCGCGGGATAGTGATTAGAGGAGGAGGGAGAGGGTTAGTGTCATAGGCACATCGCTTGTCGTTGCCTTGGTGCATGACGGCACAGTGAAAAGACCACGGCCTCTGTGAGACAAGGTTTTCCCTTCCTAAAGAGGTTTCCCGTGGGTCGGGATCTCTACCACCGTGCAACTGCTGCCCTCGTTAGGGGCTTAACGGTCTATTTCTAGCCGGGTCCGCAGTCGTGCATCGCTTGTGGCTTTGGGTGCAGCTCCAATTGTGGTAAATCGTGGTAATTCTCTGCCTGCATGATACGCGATGGGCCGGGCAGTTGTCAAGCCAAAGTATTTTGAACTATTTTCATCAGGGGTATTGACAGGTTATTGTTTAACGTGTTATAGTCTGTTTGTTAGACAACAACAGGGTGCTCGTAACATCCACACACTTACAGGAGAACTGATATGAAGATGCACATCTTGACCGTGAACGGAGTTGAAAAGGGCCGGTACACATCAGAGTACAAAGCAATGAACGGGATGAACATTCTACAGAGAGAGTTAATCGTAAAAGGGGCTTGCTGTGATTGGGCAAACGACCGCACATCGATGTACACGACTGAGCACGGCACGGTCATGATCTCAGTCAACGAAGCGGAAGTTTAGCCTAAACAAACAAAGCCGGGACAGCTCGTAACTGTCCCGGCACCAACCTAACACAAGAGGAGAACTGACACCATGATTTGCACAAAGTACCCAAATACCACAATCACGCCCGGAACCCGCAAGATAGGCGCAGGGCCTTTTAAGGGAGCATATCGCGGATACGTTCACATTGTGGAGCATTCCGCATGGACTAAGGCCTGCTACTACGTGGTGAGCAGCAAAGTAGCGTTCACGGATAGGGAATCAGCCTTAGAAGCAGCACAAACTGCCGCGAAACAAGCTGTAGAAACCGGGTACGTTCCCTCATTCTAGCCTAACACATAAAACGCCCCTGGTGCTCGTAACACCAGGGGCAACGGCGACCGGAGAACTGACATGAACCCCGCCGCCGCGCTAATTTTACCCTAACCAGGAGAACTGACAATGTCTGAATACAACGGTTGGACGAATCACGCAACATGGGCCGCGCACCTTTGGCTAACCAATGAGAGCGCATCTGATGAATATTGGCATGAGCAAGCCAAAGAAATCGTTGGCAAATGCGAGGATAAACACCCTAACGTATTCTGCGATAAGCCGCAAAATGAGCGCATTATGCTTGCTAGTATGCTATCAAGCGAAATTGAGCAGCCTGAACTGGACGGACTCGCAGGTGACCTTCTGTCTGGCGCATGGTCAAGCATCAATTGGTACGAGATTGCCGAGGCGTTTCTTAACTCGGCACGTGAAGAACTGAAAGAGGAGGGCGAATAATCATGGCTCACACTCACCACTTCACAGCTCGCCGTCCAAATGCAACGGTTCTGGTATGCGATTGCGGCAGGATACAGCACGTCGTAAGCGAAGAGAATCCGGCTATTGCAGGCATTCCTGACACGTCACACCTTGACGCCATTCTCCAGCGCCTTGACCATGAGCGAGAACGCTGGCTCAACTCCAGAGGCAAGGAGCGCGAGTACCGCGAAGTACAGATCGCACAAATCAACAAGGAGCTCGAAGCGGAGTGCAAGTTCCTAGGCTATGACTGGTACTTAAAGCCAGACGCCGAAATAGACAACATGACCGATAACGAACTTATGGAGGCATTGAATGGATAACGACGCACCAAAGAACAAAGGCGGCAGGCCGCGCACCTTCCGCAACAAGATAGTCGGCGTTCGCATGACAGCAGAGGAACAAGCCTTCTGCGCTTCAATGGACCCGAAAGGCGAGGCCGCAAGCTATCTCAGGGTGCTGATGGAGCAACATCGGCAATATTTGGCTAAATTACCCGTTTCTAACCATTCGTCTACATAAACACCCAAAAACCAAGCCTCTAGGATGCCCGTACAGGCGTTCTAGAGGCGATGGTGGTGTGATTATAGGCTACGGTTTAGGCTAAGTTAGGCTATCTGCTAGAACATTGGGTTGTGGCTTTGAAGGTCGATTTCATAGTTGAATGAGCCATCAGGATTCTGCACGATAACAGGCGAGGCTGTAATGGTTTTGGTGAACTCCTCCAGCACCGGCCCCGTTGCATTCAGCGAATCGTAAACCCTCACGCGTACACTCAAAGGCGTTCCCGTTACAATGCTGTCGTTGCCGGTTGACCACAAAGCGGAAGGCTGACTCGTTAGAAGGATGTCGCTGCCAGGATGCTCGAATGAGCCACCAGTCACAAGAACCGTGTACGATCCTACCGTGTGATTGTCCGGCCTGCCACCCGCGCTTACCATCCTCACAGCCAGCGTCTGATGCGTGAACGTCGTAGGACCGCCACCACCGCTCCCGCACCCCACAATCACCAACAACAGGCCAAGCAACGCGCAACGCTTCATCGCATGATCTCCTTAGATAAAAATGGACCCAGCCAAATAGCTGAGTCCATTTGTTCACCAAGTTAGCCTAACTAACCTTCTAGCACATCCGGTCTGTACGCTGCCGGGTCCTTCTTCGCTGGCCTCCTTCTGAGCTGCTCCTGAATCCGCTCCATTTGGCACTTAACCGTATTGATCGGCTTGGGTGCGGTCATGTTAGGGCGCGGCACAAGCTTGCTAGGTAATGGTGGTGGCTGGTGTGATTTCATTTCCGCACCTCCTCTTTCACGCCTACGAGCGGCGGAATCTTACGCTGTGTTTTCAGCCGCGATACCATGTCCCTGGTCGCATTGATGATGATGCCGGGGTTCGTGCTGTAGATTAGTAATTGCGATTCATCGGGTACGTCACCATGGTATAACGCTAAGCAATAAGTTCCTTGAACCGGCAACTTTACCGGCACGCTCGCAAGGTATTTCATAGTCTAACTTCGCCTTTCTCCCGGCTTGGGGAGGACCTCAAATGCGCCGTTCATTGCATTTTGTAAGTCTACAACTGTCTACATTAAACAGTATAAAGGCTTATTAGGTTTTGTGCAAGGGAGGCGCGGGGATTGACCTAAATTATTTTCGATCGCGCCTCTGTCTTCGAGGACTTCGAAATAAGGTTGCCGAGTGGCGCAGCCTGCGCATGTTTCTGACGAAGGTGGTTTGCGTCTAAATGGAGGTATCCCATTGTGACGGCGAGGTTCTTATGTCCTAGTGCTCGCATTGCCAGCAGTACGTCAACTTTAGCCATTTCAGAGCCCGCGTAGTGACGGAGCCCGTGAAGCGAGAACCCGTTGAGGGGAGTATTTAATACGGTTGTACTGAACGCTAGATAACGTCTAAAAGATTTCCCGAAATCATCAGGATCTATTGCTGTACCATAACACGACACAAAGAGCGAGTCAAGTGGTAAATCCGGGCGAATTGACAGCCAAGCACACATGTAATCACTAATTGCTTCTGTTAGCGGTATTACGCGTGGTTCATCACCTTTGGAAGTCCTTATTACTAGCTGCCCTGACTGATAGTCTGAGACCTGAAGTGCCAGCACTTCCCCCACTCTGCAGCCGGTCTCAATAAGCAGGCATATGATGGCGGTGTCTCTGGCTCTGTAGAAACGGCGGTGCCTTGCACAAAGAGATTTGATGCGAGGGTTGTACTTAATGTCCCAGCGCTTTGTAATGGCGTCCAGGAGGGCGCGGAGCTCGTCTGCTGACGGCATCTTGACGTACGGCTTAGCGGCCTTTGGCAATGCGTATTCGGCGAGAGGGTTGCTGTCGATCCAGCCTTCGTTCTTGCAGAATCGAAAGAACAACCGGACTTCGAGTACGTCTGATCTATGAGTCTTCTCGCTGATTCCATTCTCTCTCCGCTCCTCCAGGTACTGCCGAAAGTGACGCCGCGCAAAACTTTGTAAACTAACTGGCCGGCTTTGCTCAAGGCACCATCGCGCCAGCTGGTCAATATGGTACTGCTTCCCCCTGACGGTCTTCAGAGACAGGTTCCTCGCCTTGCAATCGCGTAGGTAATCCTTCTCTGCTTCCATCCACGTTCCACCCCCGCCCGTCTGTTCAGAATCCTGGTCATCGTGCATGTCCGTCTGTCCTCCCGTTTTAGCGGTCTAAACCACCGGTTTAGTGCATTTAACTGCCGGTTTACTGATGGGTGCTAAAAGGGGCGGTGTGCGTATCTCACGCTCACCGCCATCCATTTAGGCTGTCTTGTCTGTCCAGGTTGCGGGGGAAGGTTTCGAACCCTCGGTCTTCTGGGCCAGAACCAGACGTGTTGCCTAAACAAGGACAGCATCCCTATATTGAGCGTGGAATACGTTTGCTACGCTGCAAACTCTCCTGCCAGTCCGTCTGTTCTATTTAGTTTTCAAAGTGCGCTCGTCGCCAGTTGGCGATTCAACCTTCCCCCTGATGAAGGGTCCAGCAAGTCCATTCTACGGTTTATCTTCTCGACCTCTGATAGAAACAGCTTGATAAGCGGGTCCTGGTGTGACCTTGATGTAGCGATAGTGTCATGCCCTGGGCCTCGTGCATTGTCATCTCCGTACAGCCAGCCAACCTGACAATCTACGAAGCGGGCAATCTCGTCAATCTTTCCGAACATAGGCGACTTCTCACCAGCAATCCATTTGCTTACAATGGTTTCTGATACACCTAAGGCGGCAGCCAAGTCTTTCTGTTGTTTCCTGGCAGCATAAAGAGCGTCTGAGAGACGGCGGCCAAAGGCAACCATCTTGTCTCGGGTGTCGGAATCGACAGTGTCTATTACCCCTGTCGAGTCAAGACCGGCGGCTCTCAATGCGTCTTGTTCCTCCACGCCCAGTGCACGCGCGACAGAAACTGCTATCCTGCGGCTGGGCTTAGGAGGAGAACCATCCTTCCCCAACGGGTAATTTCGCTCTAAGTTACTTAAATAGCTCACGGTACAATCCGCGCCGTTATCAACGATGTCCTGAAGGGTCATCTCAAGGCGCGTTCGCTCATCCCGGAGCCACTCACCAAACGATGGCATATTGCTTCCTCCTTGTTTACAATATACACAATCTGTGTATACATTGCAACAACTTATTGAATTTACTGGTAAAATCACATGTACTATTTTTGTGTAAATGGGTTACACAGATTGTTGACAATGCCTGAATTGGTGGTTATAATGACGACATGAGCATTCAACCTAAGCCCGTCACGGCAGTGCAGACGTTAGAATTCCCGCTTGATCCAGAAGCCCTTGAGCGCGCTTTGGGAGGACGCTCGCTCACATCACTTGCAACCAGCATGGGCATTACTGTATCGCGCTTAAACAACTACACAAAGGGTCATCGCCCGATGCCTTATGAGTATCTCGTACAGCTTGCCGCGCTGTGTAATGTACCCCTGCACGAACTCACCAAAAAAATTTAGTTATCTATTCTATAATTTGTGTTGCACTTTTACACAATCTGTGTAATAATGTACTCGTAAGCACAACCAACTACCTTACGAGGAGACACGACAGATGGGAGACCGAGCAAACGTTGTTGTCATTGATTCTTATCCACAAGACGCACATCCAAAGGAAGCCGTATTCCTGTACACGCATTGGGCAGGCTATGAACTTCCTGAGACTTTACGAAGTGCGCTGCTATATGGCAAGTCTCGATGGGACGACGCGCCCTACCTTTCCAGGATCATCTTTCAAGAGATGATTGGTACGAGCAAGAGCCAGACTGGTTACGGAATCAGCAGTCGCCTTACAGACAACGAATACGACCTGCTAGTGGTTGATGTTGCCAGACAGCGGATCGTGTTCTTTCCAGAAAGCACCTACAAGGATACAGGCTTCGCAACGCTCTCAGAGGTTGCCGGGGTACCGCTCGAAGAGTATGTAGGCAAAGAGCAAGAATGGCCGCAGGAGCCAGACTAGCAGCCAGCCTAACGCCCCACCACCCACTTTTACTTTTTACGAGGGAGCCCGAGCACATGCGGGAAGTGACCAAAGATGAGTTCTTTGCGGAGATCTACACCAGAAAGCTAGACGTTCATCCGCATATCATAAACGATTTCGAACACAACGGGCGCGGCTACATTCAGGCGTGGAAGCTCCGCAATGGACAGGTCTTTGGGAGGACTCACACAGGCGATCTAGTCTCGACGCCTCACGAATACTTCCTGGCCTAACACAAGCCAGCCTGAAGCCGTAGCACCGCACCTGTTGGAAAGAGTGAGGACATGAGCATGACATTCAACGAGAAGATTGCAGGATTGCTTGTAAACCACGGGCTTTGGGATGATGAAGCTAAGGTCGTGATAAGAATGGTTAAAGCAGAGCAGCCTTCAATGGCAGACCGGTGGGATGATGACGTGTCCGGCTATCCTGACGCGATTGTCGTCACCTTGTGGATGTCCGCCAAGCGCAACGCCATCGAGTACTTGAAGGCTTACCATTCGAATCACTTCGCCCTGTGCCTTCTAGAGCCTAAAGAGCACGAGGCGGTGGCGAAAGCGGAGGCAGCACCCAAATGACAGACACAGAATTCGTGCGCCGCATCTACGGAATGAAAGAAGACGATTGGTTCACTTGTGACAAGTGTCGCGAACCCAAAGCCGATGT